TTACTATTATTATTACTTAGGATCAAAATTACCTAAGCCGAAATCCCCGCTAAGTATGTCGTTTCCTGCGGATTCAAAGTTTTTAGGAGGTAAATCGTTTTTTCTTTGGTTTATTAATTCACTTTGTTGTGAAGCCTGTATCTTTGTTCGATCATCTTTTCTGTCTTCTTTTTCTTTTATTTCGGACTTTTTACCAGATACTTCTAAGCCTTTAAGCTGCATGTTCATTTGAAACTCTAACTGCATAAGCTCTTTTTTCAAAGCTGCTTCTTGCATTAATTTTTGAGTATCTATTTGGGCTTTAGCTTGCTCTAAGCTTATTTTTTGTTGCATAAGTGCCTCACCTTTCTGTACTTCAGCTTGAGCAGCTACCTGCTGGGCTTGAGCATTTGCTTGGGCTTGTGCTTGAATATTTTCTTGTTGGATCTTTTGATCTTTCTTTTGCTTTTGATCTCTCCTTATTTTTAGCAATTGATTAGCTAACTTAAGATTCTTTATCTCTCTAAGATCTATAGCGTCTGATAAATCAATCATACCCGCCTGAACAGCTACTTGTATATTGTTTTCTAACATTGCTTTTTCCTCTTCGTCAGGCGAAAGTTGTATAAATATACCAAAATCATATAAATATAGATCTGCCATTTCTTGCAATACAGCTACATTTTGATTACCTATCTTATGTATAAACGCTTGTCTTGTAGGTGAGTATTCTATAATATCAGATATCCTTAGCGATAACCCCTCGCATAAATCTGCAGTTATAAATAAGCTTCCGTTTAATATATGCCTTGTTGCGGTGTTTGAGTTAGCCGCCGCCATCTTCTGTACGCCTACCAATGCTCTTGCGTCTGGAGTACTGCCATCTCTTGCTTCATTAAGCCCCGTTACATCTCTTATCATTTGTAAATAATAATTGTATGTAGTTATTAAGCTTTGTAGTTTTGCTCCGCCTGACCCTGATTGTATTTCCTGAATAGGAACTTTACCTGGGTTCATATCGCCTTCTTGAGTGAAGCTTCTGCCAATTACCGATCCAGTTTGAAAAAACATATTTAATGCTTCTTGCGGATTGTAATTTGTACCGTTACCTAAATCAATCTCAGCTAAACCATCTGCGTCTAAATAAACTCCATCTGGAACCATTCTAGACATGACTTGTTGTAATTTCAAGTGGGTAAGCTGAATCATGTCCGCAAATCCTGTTATTCTTGAAACTAAACTTTCAATACGCCCTTTGTACATTCTAGGAGCAACAATACTGTAATTCATTTTTACTTTAGTATAATCACTTTTGGGTCTTATCATGTTAGTAGCTAACTCCCATTTAAGAACCCTACCTCCTAAAATTTTAACCCCTTCGTATAAAACCTCTAAAGACTGAGATATCTTTTCAATCTTATGATCCTGCATTATCTGTTCAGGTGGATTAAACTGATCGTCTTTAGGTATTATTTTAGATGCCCCTGTTGCCAGTTCTTTTACTTTGTACACTTCATTTGTGTAAGTCTTGTAGTTAAAATACAACACTTGTACGGTATTAGCGTCATCGCCATTGTCGTTATTCAAAGTTCTGTCATAAAAGCCATTTGCTTTGTATGATTGCTGAGACAATTGACCAAGATCTTCGTTTGTTAAATAAGGGAATTGCTTTTTTAATTCATTTATATGCACACTCTTAACTTCACCTACGTAATATATATCGTCAAAATACGGTGAATCAGTGTATGACCATACTAGGTTAGTAGGATCTACATAGTCTACAACTACTCCTTCTGATTTGCTAAATGTGTTTTTAACGGCGCCTATACCTATAGTAGTTAGATCATAGTTGCATCGTCTTTTAGTTAAGTCGTATTTATTACCCTCTAGTAATACATTTATAGCTTGCTCTTCAGCTATTTCAACTTGCTGCTTATAAGTAAGTTGCATGTGAACCTCTAACTCTTCTTTATTTCTAGGTACAACGTCAGGAGCATTTTCGAATAAATTAACCCCAAATTCTTTTCTTACAAACTCGTTTAGATCTTTTGTTTCCATGTCTCTTATTAGAGACTCCATATATCTAGTTCTTTTTTCAACACCAAATGGGTCTTGAGAATAAGCTTTAACATCAAATGATCTCTCAGATATACCGTTAACAACAATATCAACAAATTTAGGAACCACTGGTACAGGTTTCCAATCTAAATTAAGATAAGATAAATCTCCATTTATAGATAATTCATCTTTATATTTTTGCACAGGTTGTTCACCTCTTGCGTATAACCTTAAGTTATGAAAAGTGTTTTGATTACTTCTGAATCTACCAATACCGTTATCCGAAGAGAACCACTCGCTTTCAATAGCATTACCGATTTTCTTGCCATATTCTAATGACATTTTTTCTTCATCGCTTGCTACTTGACTCGGAAAATAAGATTTTATAACTGACTCAGCCATATATTTATTTTTCTATTAATTTCGAAAATGCACCGCTATTGGTGTATTTAGCTATTTTTAAATTTAACTTTCTTTTTTGCATTTGTGGAACCGGCTTATATAAATTTTTATTGCAAGCCATTATAGCTAAACCTGAACTTATAGCTGCATCAAACTTTGTTCTTTTATTTATATCGAATTTAGCCCAATCGTTTAAGGTTTCGTTAAAATACATATTGCCATATTGGCCATCTGATTTTAGCCCTATATATTGATCTATATATGATTCTATAGCTGCAGCGTGTGCTTGTTTTATGTCTTCACTTGAATTAGGTATTCCCCCTATTTCTTTTTCTGCTACAGATAGTTTATTCCATATCTTATCCGGCCTATTCATTGAGTATCCTCTATACCCTCTTCTTTTAAAATAATATAAAAGACGCGGTTTATTGTTTTCGCACAGTAGAGGCATACCGTAAAACACACAAGCCATTAGCACGTCTTCAAAAAACATTTCAGCTGTTTGAGGTCTTGCTACATATTCTAAAAAGAAAGCATTAGGTGGGTGATCTTCTAAACTAAACTTAGTCAATCCATGCAAAGCACCTTTAGATCCCCTACCGTCTGTTGTTCCGGATATATCATAACTGTCACATCCGAATGCACCTATATGTTCATTACCTGGTGATTTTCTGCCGTTCTTTATAAATTGATTATTCTGGACACTGGCTGAAGGTATCCAACTTACTTTAAACCTTCCGTTCGGATTTGGCGTAAACTTGACTTTACTGTCTTTTATGCCATTTTCCCAAGAAAAACTACCAGTCGTAACTACCGCTGAATTAGCTAGGTCTTCATTGTAATCTATTTGTTCGTATATTTTAACTAAATTAAATATACTGTTTTTTGTTTCATCTCTAAAGGCATGCTCCTCTGTTCTAGGAAACTGTCTATAAAACTCATTCAGAGCATCCTGGTCGCCTTTTAATCCTTCGGCTTCATTATTCCAGTGCTCAACTACTCCGATGTCAATAACGTCTCCATTGTGGTCCTCACAATGTTCTGATGGTGTATCGAAGACAGGCATTCCAAAAGAATCAATGAATCCCTCGTAATTCCATTCCATAGGAATGAACAAAGAATAGAGTCCTGACTTGGTTTGTCCATTTCTATTTCTTTGGGAAACATCAGAATCATTATATAATTTTTTAAAGTTTTCTCCTCCTTTATCTAAAGCATTTGATGTTGAACCCATCATACACTTACCAATAACTCTACTACCTAATCTTAATGTTGTTTTTGTGACCCTCCAGTTGTTGAGGATGTTGTCCGGTCTTTCCCACTTCCCCGATTCATCATGGACGAGGAGTTTAAGTTTTTCTCCATCATAGGAGTTGTCCCCCGTGTTCTTCCAGTCGATCGTGGTATCAAGACCCTCGAGGAGTTCCTGATCTTGTTTATTCTGTATAGATTTTCTAGTGAGTCTACTGGCTGGGATTCTATAGGCAAGTTCAGTCTTTGGCCTGTCCATACCGTCCTGGATCGGTTTGAAGAAGAACGGGTAGTTAACGGAAATTGGTACAATCTTATCTGTGAACATTTTTTTAGCATCGGAACCAGATTTGGACAATAGGCCGAACCGTGAATCCGAGGATATTGTCGCAAGGTTAACCGTTTCAGCTGAGGACATAAAAGAGAATCCCGATCTACGGTTTTTAAGATAGCACATTCCATAAGAACGTCTATCTGCTTTGCAAGCTTCCCAGAATATGAAGAATAATCTGTTTGCCTCTCTAAAGTCTGGTCTCCCAACATCAATCTTGGACCACTGCAGGTACATAAAGTGAGTACCAGTAATGTAAGTGCCCACGCCTTTATTATTAAACCAATGGCCTTCGTCTCTGTATTTGAATTGTTCATCTATATAAGGTTCCCATTTTTCCTTAAAATCATCCGGATAATCTCTCCAGTCGAATACGCTTTGTATTTGCTTTAGCTCTGCCGGGTACTCCTCTGGCGTCCACTCAGTATTTGCTTTACTGATTTTAGCTGGGGTTTTAGGTAAAGCTATCTTAAGGTTTTGTATATTGTATATTTCGCCGATCTTTCCCGTTTTACTTATAACAACAACGTCGTGCTCTTTGTTGTATCCGTATGCCCACTTATTAGCTTTGTTAAGCCTAGAGATTGTAGTCTCTTTTATAGGGGTTATTACGCTGTATAGATTTTGCTGATACATTATCTTGATCTTTTTTCAGCAAACCCGCTAAAAGCCTTAGGTTTTGTATCTTCCTTTGGCTTATCCTCCAATAAGTTTTCCTCGTCTTGTATTCTATTCAATATCTCAAAAGCATCAAATATAGCTAGTTTTTTTGTAGCTGCTGCATTTTTTAATCTGTCTGCTGATATATCGTCGTCTGAATCAACTATAGCTTCTTTGGCTACCTTTATTAATTCCTCAACTGCTTTGTGCCCAGCTTGGATTATATTCTTCTTCGTCTCCTTGATATTCATATTTAATTGTAATTTGATTAGTAGGAACTCTATATAGTTTTTCATTTTCTATTAAAAACTCATATTCTGTCCCCGGGCTAAATCCCACTAAGTCACCAACGGTCATAACTTCTAGGTTAGTATCTTTGTATTTTAGCACACCTATTAAAGGTTTTTCAAAATCAATAGAAAACATTTTATTTTCTTTTATAGGCTTAACAAAATTAAACCCTGGTAGAGGCTTTATCGTATTGTCTTCGACTTTAGCAAATATAAGATCTGGAGAAACTATATACACGTTATCTGAGTAATAGCTCTTCCCGTTTTTTTCTTTGCCTCTAACGTCTCTAAAACGTCTAAAAACATTATGATGTAATATTACTGTATCACCTTTTTTTATATTAGTCTCGTTAACCGATGGCTCTGCCAAAACAATCCCCTGTCGACTTACATATTGGTGGTTTTGTAATTCTGTATTAAGTATAAGCTCACTTTCGTTTACATGCTTTACATTATTATATCTTTGGTCTTTAGGTTCGATTATAAAATCAAATAGCCCTCTCATCAATATTGTAAATTGTATTCTACAGCTATCGCCATATTTTTATTGAAGTCTTTCCAAGGTAACACCTCTTTGGCTTTTATTATATAGATAGAGTACTTATCTTCCTCCTCTATTATACTGTCTATAATGTGATTACCATACACTTCCTGTCCAACAGAATAGTGCATGGCATCATTTTTATAGTCTCTTCCGATACTAATCTTTCTTATCAACCCCATTCTCAGCTATCTGACCAGTGCTAATATCTACGCTAATATCTCCATACTTATCTTTAAGTATATTCTGCACGCTACTTAATTCAGCTTGAGCGGAAGACATTGTATGTATCAATTCATGCTTTTGTAATTCTAAGCCTCCAACTTGCAATTGCACTTGGTTAACTTTGTTTACTGCTACTTGTAATTGAGTTAGTTCGTCTTTTTTTAATTTTTTTGCCATTTTATTTGATTTAATTGTTAATACTTACTTTATTTATTACGTATTTTTAGTGGATATTGATTTTCCTTTCTCCCAGCTTCTACCTACAAAATAAGCCCCATAGGCTGTAACCAGTAATGTTTGAAATATTGGTATATACTCTTCAGCTATATGGAACTCCCCTATATTGCCATCAAAGAAAGCACACACAGTAAATATTACTGTTAAATATATAAGTACCATGGGTCTAATATTTTTTGAAAGGAAGCTATCGGATTGCATGTCTGATTCCCAGCGTGCTGTAACTTGCTTCTGAGCATCGTTATCAGCTTTTTCTAATATCTCTTGGATTTGCTTTTTTATTATAAGCTTCTCCTCTTTCGTTGTAGTTAATTTATCAATAACGTCACCAACCTCTTTAATAACATTACCAGTAAGCCATTCCCATATCTTTTTCATATTAGTAACGCTTTTTAGATCCGTAAGCTTTGTTTATAGCGTTTTGAGCTTTAGCATATTCTGCCGACCCCTTCTTGTTGCTATTACGTTGCTTAATTAAATTAGTTAAAGATGTGCCTGACTTATTGTTGGCTACTGCTCTTTTCCAAGAGGCCGCGCCTTGTGCTACTCTATTTGAACCTAGGTTTTTATTAATTGATTCACTAGGCTTACCGTTATCCATGGCAGGTTTACCATTGTTTGTTGCAGGCTTATTACCTCCTGTGTCACTACCTCCTGAAAAAGCTTTATCAATAACATTTTCAGTCCCTCTCCATGTTCTTGCGTACTTAGTTGGCTTGTCTAAAAACCTACCAGCCTCTCCTGTAGCAAATCTTCCAACCTTATTGTTTAAAACCTTTGTCTTTTTAACGGCTTGTGTGGTGCCTTTAATTACCTTAGTAGCTTTAGGCATTACTTTCATTCCTACTTTTGTAGCAGTAGCTCCCCAACCCGCAAATGGGATCATTGCCGCAGCAGATAAAGCAGCGTTCGTATAATCTCCTTCGGCCGCATACCAACCTGCATTAATACCGTCTGCTATTTCTCCAATTCCTGGAACTAAACCTACAACGTCTAAGACTCCATGACCTATAACATTACCCCAGCTTTTTTCTTCAGGCTTGTTTGATTGCATGCCCGATCCTTCTGTTGCTTTATTCTCAGAAGACTGTCCATCTACTTTAACTGGAGTTGCTTTCTGGTTTCTTATTCTTGAAGTAATCGGGCTAGCTTTCATATTGGTTTATTTTTTTGTTTTCTTTTTTGGAGCTGGCGATGATACTCCTATTGCTGCCGCCGCTTGCGAAAACTTCTTTTTAGCTTTTCTTGTTTTTCTATCAGCTGCTCTTTGTTTTCTTCTAGCTTTACCAGCATTGCCAGCCGCAGCCGCTTCGTCTGCTTGTTTTTGTTTATCTGCAGCCTTCCCTGTTTTTCTAACCCCCGCTTTTGCTTTCTTTTTAGCAACAAATTTATCTTTCGCGCTTGGGTTACTAGTTGGTGCTTTTGTTTCAATAGAAATTTTAGGAGTTTCTATTTTAGGTTTAATAGTCTTAACACCCTCTGGTTTTAGAGTACTTACTGCTTCTACTTTCTTTCTTGGCTCACCACCCTTGGTAGTAGCATCTTGCTTCCAGCCTCTAGCTTCGTATTCATTGTATCTTTCACTGCTACCTATTTTGTAGTCTCTCATGTTACCTGTGGCTTTGCCTCCTGGTTTTACATAAGGTTTCTTTTTCGGCTTAGGTGTTGGGTTTGGCGTAACCTGAGGTTTTGTTTCAGGTGTAGAATCACCTCCAAACATACTAGCCACCAAAGCACCAGTTCCTATAACAGCACTTGCCTTGAGTGTCCTTTTTCCAAGATTCACCGCTCTTTTAAATAATGACTTACCAACGCCGGTCTTAGCTGCGTTTAATGTTCTAGTTGCTCCATTACCTAGCTTGCTGCTTACCTCAACGAATGGAGTATATCCGTCACCTAAGAGCTTCTGTCCTGCTTTACCTTGTTTAGAAGCGGCTTTCATCCCACTTTTAACGATTCCTTTAGCCCCTTTTAGAATCAATCCGCCAAGACCTTTTGCTGGACTGTTCATTTGAACTGGTGCATAACTACCTAATAAAGGTTGTTCCGCTTTCATTCCGCCTTGTGTTGTTCTTTTTATTTTAGCGGTAACTGGTTGGCAACTATACCCGCTCTTTTTTGATTCAGCCATTTTGTTTGTTTTTATATGGGAAATACTTATTTAATGTTTGTTTTCTTTTTTCGCAACCGCATCCTCCGGGTATCTTATCCGCAAGCTTTTTTATTCCTGTTGCTTCTGTAAATTTTTCTATTGAGTCTCCTAATCCTTTTGATTCCATAATATTATATTTTAGCTAAATCGGCTGCAACACCATCTTCTTCTTGCTGCGCGGCCTCTTTCGCCATTCCAGCTTTTAGATCTAGAGCAAAATGCTTTTTGCCTTTTATAAGGCTTTGTGCCTACTTTAGCTTTACAGTTAGTGACAGCAGTCTTAAGTTTACTGCCGGGGTTATCTTTTTTGTATTTATTAACACCTGCTTGCGTCATGCCGCCTCCTGCAGCTGCCCCTTCTTTTGATTTAGATCTAACTTCATTGTAATAGCCTTTAGACTTTTTACGAGAAGGTGCCCCTCCTTTTTTCTTAACTGGCGAAGCTTCTTTGATCTCGTCTTGTAGAAATTGAGGCAAATTACTTTGATTTCCAGCAAGTGCTTTTTTAAGGCAACTTGATGTTGGTCTCTGTATATATGCCATAATTAATAACCTTTAAAATATCCTTTTTTCATTGCACCTTTTTTAGCAAATAAACCAGATGACTTCGGCGAAGTACCGGCTCCAACATCGAATTTACCAAAAGTGTAATCTCCTTTCTGCTTATCTTCTTCAAACTTGGTAAGCATGGCCGTAAATGGATTTGTTTGATTAGGATCAATTGATTCCGATTTAGGTTTGCTTGACGAGCTAATAGAATTAGTGACAGCATCCTGTTGAGCTTTTTGGGACTCATCGTAGGCACTTCTATCGGCATTTAATTTTTCTTGTGCTTTTACGCTTCCAGGATCTTTATTAATTTCAGACTGAGTTGTTTTTCTTTGCCCAGAATGTATTAACTCACCAGCTCCTCTACCAGATTTTACCGAACGATCTACGTTGGTTTTCTGCATAGTGTTTCTTTCGAACTTAGATTTGAATTTATTAAATTTTCTTCTATCTTTTGCTGACGCATTATCATCCAAAGACCAATTACCATCAGCGTCTTGTTTTCCTCCTAAGTTTGTTAAACGTCTACTTGAAGAGCTTATTCTATTATCAGCTATCCTTCCAGATCTATTCAGTCTACGTATTTCCCAAGGTTGTAAAACCCTTGATTCTGTTTCAGTGAATACATCGCCTCTTGAACCTGGAGTAGTTGTTTTTGTTTCTTTTACACAATTACCATCTGCATCTTTGGTAGAACCTTCTGGGCAAGTAACGGTGTCTTCAGTTCTTAACCCTTGCTTTATTTCAGAGGCTTTGACCTCTTCATCGGATAAACTTGAAAAACCGCTTTCCTCGCAGGTTTGTGTTACTTTCCCCGCATCTTTTTCAGCCTGAGTACCACAGCGATTAGAAGAAGCTTTAACTACTTTTCCGTCGGTTTTATTGCCTTCTACGTTTTCTTTTGTTATTTCTGTTTTCCCTTCAGTAAAAGTTTCTGCTTTAGGGTCTTTGTCTTTATCTGACTTAAGAGGTCCAAATGAGGGATGTCTCTTTATTCTGCTAGTTATTGGTGATGGCATATTGTTTGTTTTATTTGTTTTAAACCTCAGGTGTTTTGGTAGAATCAGTTTCTACAGCACCGGATGATTGGCTTTTTTTCTTTTTTTCTTCCCTCTCTTTTTGCTGACTTTTTCCATGGTCAACTGGAGTACTTACCGTGCCAGAGCTAGAAAACTTTTCTTCCATTCCTTCCCCGTGGTCTTTAAAGGCTTTTGACTCACCTAAAGTTGCTGCGCCGTCTATTAAAGCTTCGTTTGCTTTTGTAGGAGCTGATTTTGCTCTATAAGTTATTGGAGTTGCTTTATACATATTTATTTTTTTGTTTGTTCCGGGTGATAAGCCTCGTGTTCCCACTCTAAAGTAGGATCGCCTTCTGGTTTTGATTCACCTGTTTTAGTATCTATTAAGTTACCTTTTTCTCTTTTATATACTCTAGAAGGGGATCGGGTATCTTTTTTCCAGGTTAAAGAACTATCCGTGTATTGTAGCCGCCCACTCTTTAATTGATCTATGTGAACTTTCTCGTGAGCTATAGCCTCCTCTTTTGACTGGCCTTCCGCTGAATGATCTACAAATATTGTACCATCATTATTAGCTTCCGCAATTACAGTACCCTCTAAATCTTTTTTAAAAACAGGAGTTCCGTAACTGGAAGTTTCTTTGTCTATACCTATAAGGTCTGAAAAATTCTTAAGTTTAAAACCCATTATCGTTCTTTATCATGTATCATATCATCAATAGCTTTATTATAAACTTTATCTGTATATGATTTATTTTTATAAAAGGTGCTTCTCTGTGAAGTAGGCATATCTTCTTGGCCTAACATTATTCGATACATTCGCATAATAAGGTTTATGCCTTTGTGCGAAACTTTGTAAACAGCAAACTTTGAAGTAGTTCTATTCCTTTCTTTGAATACATCTATCCACCCTTCTCTTCTCAATCGCTCCCAGCGATTTTTATCCCAACTATAAGTATAAGTACCATTAATAAAATCATTTCTAGTAAATAGTTTTTTACAATCAAGATAAACAAGAAGCTCTAAATCAGCATCTTTTAAGCTGTAAGTTTTACAAGCCCATCTTCTGACAAGCCTGTAATACTTAAATAGATTCATATCTCTTATGTCTTGTCCTGTGAATTTCATTCTATAATGACTACATCGGGAGCTTTTAAAACATAATATAATTTATCTTTCCATTCTATACCGTGACCAGCGTGTTTGTCATATCTGACTATATCGCCTGTTTTTATCATAGGCACATTCTCACCTACACTTATAACTTCTGCTCTTAAGTATCGAACTTCAGAGTTTTGCTTTTCAGTCAGCTCTAAGCCTGCTACTTTTTTAGGAGCTTCTTTTATTTTGTCTACTATTAAGTAATAATTAATTGCTTTCATTATGCTAATCTTTTATTACTAATTACACAATCAGCTGAAATTATTGTTGTAACAACACTAACTGCGTTTTTAAGAGCAGACTTTGTAACCAATACAGGATCTATAATACCTGCTTTAAGCATGTTAACTTCCTTACCGGTCTTAACGTCTATTCCTCTATTTTTTACTGTTTGTTTTTTTATTTCAACAATACCAGCGTTATCTAATATTGTATAATATGGAGCTCTAATTGCTTCAAGTAAAGCCTCTTCTCCTTTATTAGACGGTTTTATCTTATTAGAAGCATTTAACAAAGCAACTCCTCCTCCAGCAACAATACCTTCTTTATAAGCAGCTTTTGTCGCATATATAGCGTCTTCAACTCTATCTTTCTTTTCTTTTAACTCTACCTTAGAGTCTGCTCCTACTTTTATTATGCCAACGCTTCCGGTTAACATAGACAAACGTTGTTCTAGCTTTTTAACAAAGAATGGGTTTGTTTCATTCTTCATTTTTGCTTTTACTAGTTCTATTCTTTGCTCTAATTCTTTGTTGCCTTCTGAAACCTGTATAACAGTGTTTTTATCATCCGTAACGGACTTTATGGCTTCTCCTAGTACTGATATATCTATCAAGTCTAAATCGTCCCCTAACTCCTCGTTTATAACTGTGGCGTTTGTTAATATCGCTAAGTCCTCTATAGATTCATTACGTGTTGGTCCAAAGCCTGGGGGATCCACGATGTTTACTTTAATGTTCCCTTTCACCTTATTGGCTACTAAGGTTGCAAATGGCTGCTGTTCAACCTCCGCTACAATTAGCAAACTACGCTTGTTCTTTACTACGTGCTCAAGCACATTTTGTATTCTCCTAATATTAGGTATAGGAGAAGACACAATAAGAACCATAGGATTCTCCAGGGTGGCGGTACCTTTATCTTTGTCTGTGGTCAAGTGATTAGATCTGATTTTAGAATCGAACTGCACACCTTCGACAAAATCAACATACGTCTCATTCGTCTCAGACTCTTCCATTAGTACAACGCCATTAGGGCCAACTTTCTCGTAAGCTTCTCCAATTTTGGTTCCAAGCTTTTCGTCGTTGTTGCAGCTAATAATAGCAACATTTTTAAGCATAGCGCCTTTAACTGGAGTACTGGTCTTATCAAGATATACTTTAATTTTATCAGCACAACTAAGAATGCCTGCTTTAATGTCTCTAACTTCTGCTTCATTTAATTTTTCGTTAGCTATTTTTAATAGTGAGTCAGCTAACACGGTTGCTGTTGTTGTGCCGTCGCCAGCCTCCTTAACTGTGTTATTGGCCGCTTCTTTTATAAGAGTGGCACCTATGTTTTCAACCGGATGTAATAAGACTACGCTGTCTGCAACGGTTACACCGTCTTTTGTTATAACCGGTCTTCCAAGGGCGTCTTCATAAATTACGCATTTTCCAGAAGCACCTAAGGTGCTCTTTACTGCGCTTGCTAATTTTTCGACTCCTTGCATTATTTCTTTTTTGGCAGTATCACCAAAAGTGAGAGTTTTTACAATCTCATTAGGATTATTGTATTCCATTATATTTAATTTAGATTTTATTAAAAAACCCCTCGGAGCGCAACCTGTGTCTTACTGACAAGCCCCAATAGAATCTCATCCGCCAAGAGATGAGCTAGTATACCCCGCAGGGTAAACTAGTTGGCTATTCGTAGGCGAGTTTGGGATCTTACGGTCACGCTCTCTGAAAGTTTAGACTGCCAACCATGTAAGCTTACAGCGCCTGGGGCACGCTCCCCTGCTGAAGTGTTGAAAAATGGCAGTTTAATTTAAAAGGTCTTTACAACCTTTGGTCCTTTTATGAATTGTATTCTGTTATTGTAATGTTCTATAGTTTTATCTATAGAAGTTTCTGCTGCCTCTAGTGTTTCCCTTCTAGTTATATCGTGCCATTTTTCACAGCAAACATCTTTTTCCGGGTCACAGTTACAGCTTATATCTTTGTGTTCTGTTTGGTAATAACCGTTTTCTAATTGCACTATTCTCCAGTTTGCCTTGTTGACTAAATGAGTCCATAGTTTTAAACGATTTTCTTTTTCTTGTGATTGACTACTCCACGAATTAGTCTGGTAATAAAGTGTCATTGGTTTTGGTTTTTAATTTGACATTTGGTTATATGAATATTATTACTTAATATTATGGGTAATTAACTGTAATGGCCTACATGATACAATATTGCTTTGAAACCACAGTGGTTTGTCCTTTGCTCGTCATTTGTATTTCAAGTATTGCATTGACCCCTTGGGTTTTTACTGTCCAAAATCCAGGAAGCACCGCAACAAAGCTTTGATTTGACGAAGATACGTCGTCTCCTATAC